CTACCAACTTTGTTGTATAAAGCAAAAGCAAAAGCAAAGGGCACGGTATTGTTTAAGTATGCACAATCTGAGTCTTGTACAACTTCTTGTAAAGGATATAGTACTGCAGAAGGGCATCTAGGATCTAGTTCACAGGTGTATATAGGCATATCAGCAACAGGTAGCCATCGTCTCATAATATCTGTTTGACTTCCTGCGTCGTCTGTATCCATAAACCTACTAACTGGATCTAGCATAAAAACTCTATCACATTTAGTAATAGCCCCCATACAATTTATTCCCCAAACTTCATCGTAAGTTTTTGAGTGAACTAAACTAAGATGAAAATCTAATTGACTTTCACCCATAGCAACTATTGCAATGTTTTTTCCTTCGAGTTCTTTTATCCTCATGCTTGAGGTTCTCTCCTTATTTCATCGTATCTGGTTTGATCTCTTGTTGATGTAAGTTGTGTTTCGCCTAAGTTTTTTAAACTTACTAAAGCTTCTACAAACTTAGACTCATATGCAGGTATTGTTTCATAATTTTTAAGATAAGTACAGGCTTCAACTAAACTTCCATACAATAAAGCATTAGGAGCATTTTCAGATAACCATGTTGTTTCACTTCCTGAAGTAGTTGTAAGAGAAGGAGGTCTATGGTAATAATGTAATTCAACTTCATAAGCTGCATCAGGACTAGGAGCAATAATAAAAGTATTATCGTCAAACTCAGCATAGTATTTAGGTAACCCTGTTGTAGTTGGGTTAGGAGTATAGTCTCTAATAAAAGAAACGTTTTTTAATAATAAATAGCTATAATTACTACTACTATCTATTACAGCTAAACTAAATGGGGATAAGTAGTCATCAGGTGTTTCTAAATAAGGACCTGAAGCTGTAAGATTACCTACTTGATTTTTTCTAAAATCATTTAATTGAACGTTTTTTAAAATACGTTCTTCGGCTGTTGTTATAAACGTAGGTAAATTATTTACGAAACTAGTTTCGGTACTGTCAAGATAATCTTGTATAGCTGTTTTTAATGTTGTATATGTAAAACTCATGTTGTATATATTATACCTCCCATTCCACTATGGTTAGTGCAATAATAATATAAAGTTGGTGCGTCAGACGCTACTTCAATTTGAGTATAAGCTCCTGAACTTCCAGGAGTGCCGCTTGTGGTAACGCCTGTTGTATATTCAGATCCTCCACCATGCGTACCGTTTGAGGTTGTTGATATTCTTAACGGATGACTGCTATTAGTGCTATCTGATTGATCAAATTTATATGTTTGTCCTTCGGTTAATGTTAAAGCTGCTGCTCTTGAACCGTCTATATAAAAATAATTTGAACCTAAATAACTTGCGACTGTTACCGTATAGGTTGTTACAGATGGAGACGGGGTAGGACTTGGACTAGGTGTTGCTGCTACTCCTGAGATTGTTATTTCTCCTACACTTCCAGTTGATGGAGGAACTATATACATAGAACCTATTGTGTCGCTATTTTCTGCCCACATAATAGGAGCACTTATACCCGCAGAGTTTACAGGATTAGAAACTATAGCGTAGCCTTGTCCTGTTGTTGGAGCGGAAACATCTGGTCTAGGTCTCCAAAGAAGTTCTGCATCTGCTCCAATGCTAGGAGGATCTAATTGTGGGTGTTTAGGTTCGTAACACTCTCGACAAACTCTATTGTTTTCCCAAGTACCTCTAGCTTGTTTATATGGATATCTAAATCCACAAGTGTCGCAAATAAAGTAAGCATATTTTCCTGAAGCGTAAGCCATTAGATATATTCTTGTTTAGGAACTAATCTTATATTAGAACGATCCTCATCATAGCGTAAAGCATTAGCTAAATCTCTTTCATATAAATCTTGTATAACAGGAAGTTTTTGAACGTTTTTCTTTATACAAAGATAATAAGCTAGTCCAGATACTAAACAAGGCATAAATCTTGTAGGTATATCTACATCATTAAGCGAAGCCGCAGCATCCTCTATCGTACGCCATACATAGTAAATGAGTTTGTCCGTTGAGTTCTCGGGCGTTGGATAAAGATGAATAACTGGTGATTTTTTACGTTCTAACCAAAACTCTGTAGAACGTGCTTTAGTTGCTTTATTGGGAATACCTACGTATTCGTTTCGATCTATTCTGTCTAGGGGGTAATCAGTTACAACACCTCCTACTGTTCTTTCTACGTAAGCGTCTAGAACATCAATATCATAAGAATTTAAAGTATACTCATTCGTGCCTTCTGTAAGAGTTAACTCTATTTTAGTTACCTCCCACATCTGAATACCTCTGTTTGACCAATCAGCAAACATTATATTCATGGAACGACGTGCTGTAACAGCATCATAAGACGTACGAGCTTCTAATCCTGCAAGTTCGTACGCCTCTTCGATTGCGGTCGCTACATCTAAACTAAATGCACGAGTTCCCGAGGTTGCCATGTTAGTTGTAGTATGCTACAAAAAAGTCGCAATTAGACAACACAACATAAGCCCCTGTATCAAATTTTACTCCGTCGTTAGGCAAATAATGGTCAAAAGACTCATTTGCTGCTGAACCGAACTTAAATTCAATAAGTAACTTAGTTCCACTTGCACCCGTTCCGTCATAGATTTTTATAGAACCATCTGCAGCACTTGCTTGTGCTTGAACAGACTGAATTCTTATTGGACCTAAATTAGTAGCAACACCCGCACCAGAACCAATAAATCCTTGTAATTGTCCTGTTGCAGTTAAAGCTTTGGTCGCTTTTACATCTGATGAACTCATATTAATCTCCTATATTAAGATTAAGCGTCAGCAAATGGTGTAACTAAAGTTCCTGACCCTAAAATAATTCCTTCTACTGCATATTTAGCACTTGCCATAGCAGTAACTTTAACGATACTACCTGCAAGTCCACCTTTAGTAGAACCATTCATAGTGATAACATCGTTAGATGCACCAGAAATAAAAGTTTTACCTGTTGCGTCTGTTACACCAGTGTAAAGTCCACCTACAAACTTATCTGTGCCATCTGTTAAGATGTCCATATCAGTTGCAGCAGTCTCTACTACGAAAAAGAATGATGCACCTAAATTATTTGTTTGATTAGGATCATCGTCTCTTCCTGGAGCAGTAGCTACGATAGTNGGTAAAGTAAATTTACCATCTGCGTCGTTACAAGTTAATATTTTTCCTGCGTGGGNNGCCACTGTCAGGGATGTGTCTGCAGTTAAACTAACAACGTTAGCNTTACCTGCTGATATAAATCCTGCCAATGATTGTACAGGACCCGAAAAGGTTGATTTTGCCATAATTTCCTCCGTGGAAATAAGTTCTACTGTCTCGGCTTGTCTGCTAGGTCAGTCTGTAGAACAAGTTAATAAATCCTAGTCTTTTGATTGTATATGAATGCCTACAAAAAGAAAAGGGGAACCGAAGTTCCCCTTTAATGAATTCACGTTAATGAATTAGGCTCCTGGTGAACCGAAGATACCTCTCCAGTCACTCCAACCAAAGCTGTAACGTTCTCTCGCCTTGTATCTTACGTTACCAGTTTCGAAGTCGCCTTCCATACTAGTAGATACAGGAGTTCTAACAAAGTGTTTTAACCCGTTAGGAACATCAGTTTTGATGAAGAAAGCGTCAGTATCTGTTAGATAATGATTTACAACGTAGCCTTCTGAGACCATTCCCATATTTCTAATTGCATTAATATCGTTATCTGAAGTACCAACTCTTCCTGGAGTTTCCATCAATCTATCCGCTACGAATTGCAAAGCAGGTGGAATAATTAATTTCCTTGCTTGTGCATTCACTTTAAGGTTTCTTTCATCCTTAAATCCAGCGATATCAATCAATGATTGCTCTAGAGAAGTTTCATTAAGGTCAGCAGCTGTAGACAGCTCATTACTTAAATCAACGTTCGCAACAGTTGGATGGTCTGTAGCACAAAGCTCTTTTCCATCACCGCCAACGTAAGATGAACTAAAAGCATTGTTTAAAACATTAGCTGCTTTAACTTGCTTAGTTTGTTGCATCGAACGTGCTAGTGCTCTTGTGTAACGTGAAGAAAGTGTGTCGTAGAGGTTATCTTCGATTGCTTCTTCTGTTAACGCAAACGCTAGTGCGATAGTTTCATGCGTGAAACGAGATGTCCAGGATTCTTGAGCTGTATCATAAATGACTGCTGCTCCTTCTCCTTTAGTCGGTGCTTCACCAAATCCACTTAACATTACTTCTTCCTCAAAAGCCCTTTCGGAGTTCTCAGTATCGAAGATGTCTTCGTGTTCGTTATTATATCTCTCATACTCTAATCCAAAGAGAGCATGGAGTCCAGGAACTAGTTCTTTGACTAGTTGTGCTCTGTTAATCGCCATTATTTATCTCCTTAGAATTAAACAGCAAAAGTGTTAGTAGGGAATGTGAATAACCCTCTCGCATAAGCACCGATTTCGTTGCTTGGTTGCGAGGCGAATCCTACACATAACGCTACACCACTTGAGGTTGTTGCGGTTGCCCCTTCCTTTGATCTACCGTTCAATGTTGAACCTGCAGTCGTAGAAAGAGTATATTTAGAGCCGATAAAACTTACTGCTGGTGTTCCAGCTGTAAATTGAGCCTCGTAAACGATTCCAGGATCGTTATAAACGAGAGCTTCTGCATCTGCTCCGCCTTGGGTAGCTGTGTCAGCAGTCCAAACTTTCGAGAAAGTTGGGGTGCCGTCAGTAGCTGTATAGTATACTCCGTAAAATACACCTACGGGTGTGCCTGTCGCTGTGCCTTGGATGACATAACCACTAGATAAATTAACAACATCACCTGAAAAGATTGATGCGTTAGTTGCACTTGCGATTCTCATTTTAGCAGGGCGAATAACACCTCCGTACATATGATATGCGGGAGTAAAACCATCTGGTTTATTTGTATTAGCCATTGTTTTCTCCTTTGTCTATATACATTGTTATTATTAATTACTTTGCATCGGTAGGCTTACTACCGAAGGCGACTTTAGAAGTCCTTTGGATATCACTATCCTTAATAGGCATTCTAGCATCACTTTCTCGCATAAAGTTTTGATCTACACCTTGCATCGCGGTATCTGCTTGATCTTTAAAATAAGCATTACGCTCTTCTGCGGTTTCGACTGGAACTTTAGCAAGTATTAATCCTCCGACTCCAATTACTCCAGTGTTGCTACCGTTTTCAATAGTAGGAGCTTCGAAATCAGGATAGTCTTCTGCTCTTACAGGTTCATATCCCTCTCTAATACGTTTAGACATATTAGATTTATCATCGATTCCTCGAGTAGCTTCACGAATCCACCTAAATTGATATCCAGGAGGAGCTTCGGGTGCGTCTAACATAGACGGGGGAGCCCAAGGCTTTCTGCGAGTTTGAGAGGCTCGTGTCTCTGCAGATCGTGAGTTACGATCAGTATTGACTTCTGTTTTATTTTCTTCGGTCATTTTATACTCCTTCAATATGTCTAGCATATTCTTCTAGCGGCACATTTAGTCTTTTAGCTATTGCTACTTGACTAGGTGTCAACTTAATTTTGCGTGATGATTTTTTACCACTAGCCCCTCGGCTAGAAGCAGCAACCTGTTGCACGGGGGCAGATTGCTCGTTAGAAAACTTGTGTGGGAAATTTTCAGCCATACGTTTATCAACTTCGGAATAGTAAGAATCAGAAGTCGGATCAACACCTTCTTCTACTAATTCTTTATGTATTCCAAATGCTGCAAATGTCATTGCTTGGTCATCTCCAAACCATGTATTCTTTTCAGCCCATGCTTCAGCTTTAGGATCTGGTCCTGGAGCTTGTTCTGGCTGTAAAGTCGGTTGATAAGGTTCAACTGGAACTTCTTCTGGTTTTGCCTTTTCCCTAACTTGTTGTTGAGCTTGTAGTCTTCTAAGATTTTCTGCTTCAGCGGTAGCACGAGAAAGAACCGTAGTTGCTTCAACCACTGCTTCACTATCCCCTGCTTCTTGTGCATCTTTTAAAAGTCTTTTTGCTCCTTCAATTTCAGATTGTACCCTGTTATCGTACTCTTTGAAAAGCGAAGTGTCGGAATTTTTTAATTTTTCTTTTAAACTAGTCGCTGTTTGATTAACACTTTGAGCGTAATTAACAGCTTCATCTCGCTGTCTTTCTGCCTCTCGCATCTTATAAGTTAACTTATCGATACGCTTTTGCACTGAATCAGAAATCGCATCTAATTCATCTTTTACTTCTTCTACAGGAGCTTCTTCTT